ACTCGAGAGGGATACGAATAACGCCATCTCGAAATTCGTCTCTACGGTCACGCCCCATCTCATATGAGGCTAGATCTTTTAGAGACTGATTATACATTTTATCGTAGTATTGTATCATATCAGCCGGACCTTTCAAGTATCCAAGTGCCTCTAAAACACAACCATACAATAGCACGTTTGGAGCGTTCTGGCTCATCCAGTTCGACGTTGTCGTGCTAGACAAGATAGGTGGCTTGTACGTGTATGCGAGCTCTACAGTTAATGCAGCGTTCGGGGTTGGCGCCAACATGTGAGTGTTATCATCATAAACAGCATAATACTTGGGGGTACCTGCTCCTGTTGATGTCCTATCTGGCGCAAATTCGTTGATAAACGAAATATCTTTTTGTATCAAGAAAGTTCTGTCGTCATTAGTGTCAATTAATTGAATATACCTTGTCGCTTCCCAGTCAGAAGGCAACGGTAAAAAAGGATTATTTACTGTTAATGTAGCAGTATCATATCTTCTATAATAATTTAGATCTACCTTTCTTCTTACCTTGTCTTCGGTAGAATCAATAAATTGTTGTATGATTGCATCAGTTAAAACTGATGAATCAGTTTCTGTGTAATTTCTTACATTATCTACTAAATCAGAAAAATCTGTCATGATGTGCTCACTGTAACATTACCTACGGCTGATAGCAACCTTGTTGGTTTTTTTGGTGCTTGTAGTTCTAAAGGCATCATGCTTTTAGTTGTTATTGTAAAAGTGGAACCATCTGCTCTGGTATGAGTTACTACTTGATCAGCCGTTTCAAATTGATTGACAGCTAATCCAAAACCTTTGCCATCATAAGGTGCATCAGAGCCATCTGGTTTTACAACTGTTCTACCACCACTAATAGGTCCATTTGCACCGCCAACAAAAACTCTTGATATCGCAGTTTGTGGTTTTGCATTTTCTAATGCTTCTGGATCAGTTACTATTGGCACAGGTTCTAACTGAGGATGCTTTGGCTCAAACTCAGATATATGAACTATAGAACCGTTCCATTCTTTAACCATCTCATTATATGGAAAAGCCATACCAGATCTATCTGATATTCTCTTTGCAAATTTACCTGATGCAAACTTGGCCATTTAAACTCCTGGTAAATAAGTTTTAGGTGTTAAAAATAAACTTGTTCTCTCTCCATCTTGAGCTGCAGCTCTTTGGAATTCATCTTCATAAACTTGTTTTAATAATTGAATTCTCTCTGGCGCTTTTTTCATAGCTATGTAATAAGCTAATCCGGCAGTCATACATGGAAGAAAACGAAAAGGAATCTCAGCATTATTCGTGTAAGCCCCAGCATCCTTCATCCGAATCAGAGCATAATATACTAGAGTGTAGTCTACATCTGCTGCAGGATATAGATATAATCTTGGGTTTATCGTACGTTCGAAATAGTATTGACTTGGTCTTCCGCTGGTACTTTTAACGGATATATTTAAATATGTTGATCTACTAATTGTTTGTGCAGAAAAATCATTGTTGCTTGAATCTCTAATGACAAGATCCGTGATATCAACTATTTGTTGACCAGCTTCTGCACCAGATCCAAATAAGTCCGAGCCAGTTAAATTTGTTGTTCCTGCAGATAAAGTTTTTTCTTGTAGTTGAATAGTCCAAAGATTTAAACCTCTGTTGGCCCATTCAGATAGCATTAAGTTTAAAGAACGTCTTGCGGTTTTTAGATCGTATCCACTACGAACTTGTAAACCGCAACGTTCATATGCTTCCTCAGCAATTTCATCTATGCTGAGATCAAAGTTAGCTGTTGAAGAATAGGTTGGCATCTACTTCTTTTTCATCATGCCACCACCTCTTTTTTTGACGGCACCTCCACGCTTCATAGCTTGTTTTTTCTTACCCATCATGCCACCACCGGCCATTTTCTTTTTGCCCATCATGCCACCGCCCATCATTTTTTTCATCATGCCACCGCCACGTTTTTTAACAGCGCCACCACGTTTCATTGCTTGTTTTTTCTTACCCTTCATATTGACCTCCGAATATTCGTTTATAGGTTTTTTGTCTAGATACTACGACGTCTTTATAGTACCCGGTTGGCCACAACTTATAGTAACCAATTCTGTGTAATTTATCAGAAGCTTCCTGTAATTGCGAGAACTTTTGTGCCAGCATCATGGAATATTCCAAATCGCTTTCTACAGTAGGGGTGTCCCCATTTGGAGTGACAAGAAACTCTTGCTCCTCCTCGTTGGCTGGATTGTGGGGATGAAAACCCATAAAATATATATCCTTTTTATTGTACCAAGTATTGTACGCATCTATTGTCTCCTGAAAATCTTCTAAAGAATAATTAAAGTATGGGTCACAGAATATCAATATCTCATGAACAGAAAAATCTAACTGCTTCAATTGGGCATTTAGTTCAGCTTTGTACCACTTGTGTTTTCTTTTTACCTCAACAACAACTTTATCATCTTTCCAAGTTTTCTTTGCAAAAGGGCAAGCCGGGAAACCTCCTAGATGTTTATTAGGTATTTCTAAAAAATGTTCGGACCACTTACGTACGTCGTTTTTTATCTCTTTTTCTAAACTCATCTCTCCTTTAACTGTTTTTTATATTTATGTACTCTATTCCTAGCTAGTCTCTCTTTTGATTTATTTTTTTCTTTTAATGCTACTCCAACATCACGTCTAGCTGACATTAAAAGTTTAACAAGTCTTTTCTTTTTTGGACCTTCTTTTAATGGAGACTTTTTGTATTTACGTCCTTTTACGATTATGAATTTTTCTGATGGCATCTTTACCCTTTTTAAAAATATTAACTACTTGTGACTTACCCATAACTTTAGCTCTTTGTTCACCGACTGTTAAAATCTGAATTTTTCTAGCAAAAGGTTTTTTAACCTTCTTAACTTTTGCCACTGTTTTTCTAGCATCAGCAGGAGTAGCAAACTTGATAGATACAGTATCGCGTGGATTCTCATCCGTGTAAAGTCTCCTGCCACTTCCTTTCGGTTTTTTGCCCGTGCCAACTCTAGGGTCTTTTCTTTTCTTGGTCATCTAACACCAATAAATTTCATACCTCTAACTGCCATACCTCCACCTGCAGCTTTAGCAAATGTTTTAACATTAGTTGGTTTACCTCCAACACCTTGAGGTTTACTTCTTTTTCTTTTAACTGCTGATCGTCTTTGACTCTCCGTCATTCTTGCAGCTTTAGCTGCTGGAACACATTTAGGATATTTTCTTTTTCTATCTGCTTTTAGTTTTGACCTGCCACATTTAGCAAAGCCTCCACCTTTTTTCTTAGAACCGATATCAACCCAGTCCTGCTTAAACCATTTTGCTAATCCTTTGTGACCGGACATTAGCGCTTCTTAGTTTTTTTTCTTTTCTTTGCCATGATAGCACCACATCCTCTTGCGATACCACCCTTGTTAAACTGAGAAACTTTTTTTCTTGCTTGAGATATTTTATTAAAGTCTATGACTTCTCCACCCATAGCTTTTTTAGGTCCTCTAAAATCTTTTCTTTTTACACCACTTGGATCTTTAATTTTACCTGCACAAATTTTGGAAGCGTACGCATTTGCATAAGCTGACGGATAAACTTTAAACTTTCTCTTAGCTGCAGCTTTACCTCTAGGACATAATTTAGTCATCCTTGACCCCTGTATTTGACATACTGTCTTCTTTTGTTTTTGTTCTTTGGCCTTGTGCGTGAAGAACGCCCTATACTAGTCCTTTTTTTGACAGGTGTAAAGTATTCGTTGGTAGGTGGTTTAGCCATTACATTTGTGATAAAGGATTTTCTAATGCTAGTTTTATTCTTTTCTCAACCTTTTCTTCTAGCTCAGTCATGGCTTGCTCCAACTTATCCGTTAATCTTGCCATGTCATCCTGAATGTCCTTCGTGGTATCTCTTAACTCCTGGTTGGTTTCTCTCGAATCTTCTTTAACTAATTGCTCGACATCATTTACTATTTTCTCTACGCGCCTTACATCTTGACGAAGATCATTTTTTAACTCGTTTGCAACATCGGAGACTAGTCTAATTTCAGACATAATCATTTCCATTTCTTGCATAATCATTTCAACCTCTGTTTGTATGAGGTCAGTTTTGCTGTTCATCTCTTCTTTTGTAAGAGCAAGCTCTTTATCAAAGCCAGATAGATCTGGTGCAACATACTCTTGTATCTGTTCCTTCATTGTGAGGTAATCCTTGTAAAATTCAAAGCCACCCCATAAAGCACCACCTGCTGTTGTTAACGCAGTCAAGACTAGGAAAATCTTCCCGCCACGAAACTTAATGCCTGCTACTTCGAGTTCTGCCATTGTAACTCTATCATATCATTAATCATGCCATCACTTCCAGAAAATAAATACCACTGTGCTATATTGTTATTCTGTATTTCAGCATCTGGCATCATGTAGTCTGTAAAGAAATCTAGTCGGTCCTCTAATTGTTTTTGTGAATCAAAGAATGTTTTAGTATCCCCTAATACTTGCATAACAATCAAAGTTTTTAATTGGTTGGTTGAATCGTATCTGCCCTTATCACCCATCTTCTTAACTATTTTCTTTGCAGCTTTTTCTTTTTTAGATTCTGGTTTTTTTACAGGCGCTTCGTCTTCACTCTTATCCTCCGCTTCTCCCAAATCTTCTGATTCACTCTCATCTGCCTCAGTCTCTTGAACGCTCTCTTCCGATTCAGACTCCTCTTCCGCATTAGTTTCAGGCTCTGTAGAATCTTCTTCAGTAGACTCATCCACGGATTCTGGCTCAGTTTCAGTTTCGGGTTCAGACTCTGGTTCATTTATTGGTTCCTCCATTTCTGGCTCGGATTCAATTTCAGGCTCCATTGTATCTGGTTCTGGG